AATTGTTTGGATCAGCCTCGATAGTCAGTGCATTATTGCTTCCAGAAACATTTCTTAAACGACCACTTATATCTCCATCAGCATCTCTAATATCCATAAAAGCGTTTAAGCCTGTTTGAATGTCATGGTTAAAAATTGCTGTACCAGCATCTGACATATCAAGAAGAAGTGCGTCTACAGCAACACTATTATCATTTCCTCTAAAAATAATATCTTTATCTGAAACTGAGTTTCTTATTACAAAATCTTGTGAAGAGTTACTAAATCTACCAAAATCATTTCCACCATCTTTTAACAGTATATCGCCACCATCGGCATCAAGAATGATGTCACCTACAACATCGATGGTTAGATCGCCAGAAGCGTTGGTAATATTGTCCCCTGCGCTAAATACGATGTCATTACCGCCAGTCGTGTTGCCGTTAGCAAGTATCTCTGCAAGTGTGTCAACAGTGCCAACCTGACTATCTACATACGCCTTGATGGACTGTTGAGTAGACAAAGCAGTGGCGCTGTTAGAGGCCATATTATCTTCGTCGAGAATATTAGTGACAGATACTGCTCCAGTACCAGAAAGGTTGTCAAACTCAACCGTCCCCGCATCAACAGTGCCAGTTACAGTCACGCCTCCGCCGACTGTCACGCTTCCAACTACATTTAAAGCATCAAAGTGTGCATTATTAAACACGTTTGCGGCTACCGCGCCAGTTCCAGCCCCATTAAAGAACACAACCGCTGTCGTTCCCGCAGGCACTTCATAGTCGTTACTAGCATTATATGTACCTTGAAACAGCAAGATGCTACGAGAACCAGACAAACTGTTGCGCACATAAATAATCTTTTCAGCGTCATTCGGGGTAAGTTGCACATAAGCCGTGCCACCCAAATCACTGCCATCGTTAAAGGTAATTAAGCGATTACGTCCGTCTGAATTGGAGCCATCGCTAATTGGAAGTGCGTTTGGAGAGCCAGAAGACCCTGTGGAACTTAAAGTTACTGCAACTTGACCATCAAGCGCAGTGTCTAAAAGTTCTAAATTTGTATTCGTGGTACTTCCCCATGTGCCAGACTGTTCGCCTGTCCCGATGAGTTCGATCCCGTTGTTTAATGTATATGTACTAGGCATTTTTCTATCCTATGCTGCTATGTCATCCCAGCCCGGAGATTGAGACGGTGTTTCGTCACTCCAAGCGGGGGTGGAAGATGGTGTTATGGGAGTATAACCCGGATTTTGATTTGGAACAATAGCCCCCCAAACGAGGACCTGACCTGCAATACCTGTCGCTGATACTCCAGTGACATGAACGTCTGCATCTGCGTTGGCTTCTACGGCACCAACTTGACCAGTTCCTGCAACGCCAGTGACGTTTACAGTAACAAATATTCCTACATCTACTGTTCCAACAGAACCAGTAGCCGCAACGCCAGTCGCGGGAGCATTCGCGTCAGCAGTTGTAGTGACTGCACCAACAGAAGCTGTAGCCTCCAATCCTGTAACGGAGGTTATTGAATCTGCGGTGACAACGACAGACCCTACGGTTCCTGTACCAGCTACTCCAGTGGCGTTAACAACGGCTGTTCCAATAACTGTAACAGAGTCAACAGACCCAGTAGCCGCAACGCCAGTGACGTTTACATTAACGCCTACGCCTTCAATAATACTTACAGAGCCAACTTCACCTGTTGCGGAAACGCCAGTTGGATTAACGTTAGCCTCTGCTACAACGGTTACGCCGCCAACTGAACCCGCGGCCTGTAGACCAGTCACAGGGACATTGGCCTCTGCGACTATTGTTACAGAGCCAATTCCTCCAACGGCACCAGCGTTCGTAATGGAGCCTTCGCCAAAGGCGAGTTGGCCCCACGTTCCTCGGCCCCAACCAGAAAAGGGGACGATAACATCGGTCATTAGGCTATCCGAATGATGGCGTTAGAAGCATCTGCCGTTGGGAATACTACAGTAAAGTCACCATTTGTGGACGTTTTGTCTGATCCAAAGTCTAAAATAACGACTGCTGGATTACCGGAAGCGGAATCATTATAAATCATTGCGCCACGAGCGGTAATGGTTGAGGACGACCACGTTGTATCCGCAAAATCAGTAAAAGCTGTAGTTCCTGAGCTTGTAGGATCAACTCGTGTTAGAGTATTCCCTCCAGCACTATAACCTGTTCCTGAAACCTCATTAGTCGCAGTATAAGCTGTCGTAGAGGCGTCAAAAGATGCACTATTCGTATAAAGGGCAATCTTAAACGTGCTGCCACCTGAGTTTTTAAAGTTATGCACGGCCTCAAGAAGCTCTTTCTTAAAGCTCGTACACATGAAGTTACCTGAAAAGGCCATGTCACAATCTCCTTATAAGTTTAACATGTTTGTTTTGACTGATACTTATCATGTTTTTTCTCGCAAAATAAGACCAGTACGATAAGCGTCAGTAACTTCTTGTGATTCTCCGAAGTTTTTGACGCGAGAAAGGGCTTCAGTGAACCGCTGAGTGTAGTTTTGAACTAAATCAGCCTCACCCTTCATAAATGTATATGCTTCGATTAAAGAGCCATACAGCATTGAAACAGAAGCATTTGTGCTTAACCATGTTGTTCCATCTTCAGCACCCGCCGTTAGGCTTGCTGGACGATAGAAATAGTGAAGCTCCACTTCATAGGCCGCATCTGGAGTTGGACCTAGTATGAAATTATCAATATCAAACTGCGCATAGTATCTAGGAGCGCCAGACGTAGAATTGTTCGGGTTAAATGACTGAACAAAGTTCACATCTTTGAATAAAACAAACTCCTTGTTGCCCCCACTTGTAAAAGAAAGGCTGTAGGGAGCCAAATAATCACTAGGAAGGGCAAGATATTGATTGTTTGCCGCCATATTCCCAGATTGATTCTTCCTAAATACCTCTAACTGAGCTATTTTGAGTATGCGCTCTTCAGTGTTTTTAATGAAAATATCAAGACTGTTCACAAAAGTTGTTTCTGTGTTTTCAGTGTAATCCTGAATCGCGGTCTTTAATTGTGCGTATGTAAAGCTCATGATATATTCACCGTAACGCTACCGACAGAACCAGTAGCAACTAAATTATTTGGGGTTAACCCCCCATCGTATGCCATTCCTACCGGATTCCAGCCCCATTGTATATTGTCTTGTTGCGGAATGTTCTGTTCAGGCCGTGGATTGCGCAGTGCTTGGGGGTCAGGAGTGGCGCGAAGAGGCTCTAGCTGTGGTTGCTTTGCTTCCCACTCGTCCTTGCCCACAAGAAGCCCATTCCACTCCTTACGCATGTCTCTGAGCCTATATCTGAAGCCAGAGCGGTCAGATATGCCATATGCCCACTTTCCTGTGGCATACTTAGACATAACGGTAATTCCTCAAATCGGGAGCGACTCTAAAGGATGCGCGATCTCTATCTTCATCCATTGCTCGACCTATTTCCTCTTCATACACCGTTTTTAGGAGTTGAGAGCGGTCTGGAGCGCGTTTTATGCTTATATAATAGGCCAAACCAGCCGCTAAAGCAGGGTAAAAACGGAAGGGAACTTGCACTGTATTTGTGTAAGTATCGGCATCATCTAGGCGTATTAAGGCGTTATAATACACCACATCAGTGCTATTATCGGGCAAAGGCCACATTTTCAGGACAGGGTTTATCAATCTATCAACAAAATACTGCGTTGGGCGACCTGTTGTGGATTTTGTTGGGATATTTAAGTATTCATCCCTACTTATGCGGTCTAAGGCGTAATCTGTGCCATCTCGACGTACAACAAGCGATAATATGTCTATTGTAGAGGTTCCAAGGTCATAAGTGCCATCTCCCTGAACAACTGTCAGGTTCTTTTCAGCTATAGTCCATTGATTGAGGCCACGGTTAGCCCAGTCAGCAAACATAAGGTTCATGGACCTTTTTGCTGTTTTTAAGTCATATCCAGTGCGAACTTCCAAGCCGCAACGCTCAAAAGCCTCTTCAACGTAGTCAGCTACGTCTAATTCAAAGTCTGTTGAGCCTGATATTGTCATTTCTTCTTCCTTTTAAGGGCTTTTACCCGCCGAGGTTTACCCGCGGGTTGCCCAATTCGCTTCTTTTGTGCCACTCTACTACGCTTTTCGCTCGCTGTCATCTCCGAAGCTGTCTTCGGGGTCTTTGAGCTTACGCGCTTGCTTGGGCGACAGTAAGGTGTTCCACGTTTTTCACCTTTTTTGCGACCACAAGCCTTGCCTGTACGCACATCTTTCCAGTCTTCTTTAAACCAACGCTTTAAAGCCGCGCCTTTTTTTGTTTTTCTAACTGCCATCAGCTTTTCTTAGTCACTTTGCGGCGACCAGACATCACCTTGCCGCAACCATTTGCGACTACTTCACCACCTTTTACCATTCGACGCACTGGACGTTTGCGAAACTCGTTAGAAGGCTCAATAACGCCTCCCATAGCCTTCTTTACAGGCTTTTTCTTGCTGTTTCCCCAGTTCTTAGCGCCGACTTTTCGGCACTTTGCGATTGCGCCGCTTGCGTATGCGCTTGGGAACACCTTGTACCTTGCTTTTACCTTTTTGTAGCACGCGTCCTTTGGCATTTTTCTTCCTCTTCATAGGCGGCTTTGTAATTTGCTGCCCCATCTGTGAACGGCTTATAGCCATTTAACACTTCCACCGTTTTCTTGCTTGTCTCAAGCGGCTATTTGGGTCTTTTGCCGCCTTTGGAAACTTTTTCATTTGCCCAGCCGAACGTGCGCAATAAGATTTGCGCCGCTTTGCCGCTTTACTGCCCTTTTTGACCTTACCAGTCACAGCAGTTTTTAACTTAGAGCCGGGATTCGCTTTTTTATACGCGGCAACACCTTTTTTGGTCATGCCAGCACCTGATTTGGTCTTACGGTAATTGCCGCCTTTACCAGTTGTTTTGCGTATTGTATTTTCTTTTTTACGAGGCATTAATCACCTATCAAACTTTTAGATGGGAGAATAGAATACTCTCCCACCATCTTTTAAGACAAAAATACTGTCAGTTCGTTGCTTGACCCCGTGAAAGCACTAACATACGCACCGCTTGTAGCGAGAATACCATCAGCAGGAATGTTTAAATGGTGCATTCCTACTGGGAAAGTTTGCGTAATCAGTGTATCGCCCGAACCGCTACCATCTTTAATTGTAAAAGCACCCGCTGCGGCTGCATAAATTACAATTTGACGAATGCGAGAACGAGCAGGGCCAACAACAGCCGCAGATGTACCCTGCGCCCAATTATATGCCTTTACTGGACCTGCCATGTTAGCCTCCTATCAAGATAGTGCAGCGCCAACAGCAGTAACCCAAGCAGCACCTGTGTTGATAACCAAGCAATACTCGTTATTACCTGCGCCGTTGTCACTTACGATGTAAACTGTGCCTACAGTTGTGTCGGCAAAGGCTGGAAGGTTAGCAGTTGTTACAACTGGAACTTCAAAACCGTTTGTCGATTGCACTGGGCCTGAAAAATGTGTGGTTGCCATGTTTTTCTCCTCTCGTGTCCGAGGTCAACTTCCTGTGCTTGCAAGGACACAAGAATATATAGATTTATATGAACAGTATTGTTCAGTATCAAGATACACCAAGTTTTAAAAAAAAGAAAGGGGCCACCGAAGTGACCCCCCAAGTTAGGATTGAGGTATGAACTACCTCTCTAACTGTAACACACTTTATGCACCCGGAGAACCGAATACAGCGCGTGGATCGGAATAGCCGAAGCTATAACGCTCACGAGCTTTAAAGCGCATGTTGCCTGTGTCAAAATCAGCTTCCATGTTTGTACGCATTGGTGAGCGTTCAAAGTGTTTGAAGCCATTTGGAGCATCAGTTTTGATGAAAAACGCATCTGGGTCTGTCAAGAAGTGGTTAACAGTGTAACCCTCTGGAAGCATACCCATGTTACGAATTGCGTTTACATCATTATCGGCTGTGCCAACACGCAATGTTGATTCCAACAAACGATCTGCAACGAATTGCAGTTGTGGTGGAATGATCATTTTTGTGCCGCGCAGAGCAATAATCATGTTACGCTCATCTACGAAGGTTGAAATATCAATCAACGCATTTTCCAACGAAGTTTCGTTGAGATCAGCCGCTGTTGATGGTTCGTTGCGGAAAGTTCCGCCACCTGCAAGTGGGTGTGCTGTTGAACAAAGCTCAACACCGTCACCACCAGAGAAGTTAGCATTAAACGCGTTGTTTAATACTGACGCCGCTTTAACCTGCTTAGTGTGAGCCATAGAACGCGCAAGCGCCTTCGTATAGCGAGCACCAAGACGGTCATACAGGTTATCTTCGATAGCCTCTTCCGTCAAAGCGAATGCAAGCGCAACTGTTTCGTGTGAATAACGAGCAGTATATGCTTCATTTGCATTGTCGAATTCGACGCCAGACCCTTCGGATTTTGTGGGAGCATTCCCAAATCCGACGAGCATGACCTCTTCTTCAAACGCACGGTCTGAAGTTTCTGTGTCAAAGATTTCAGCATGTTCGCCTTCGTAGCGATCATACTCCATACCGAACAGCGCATTGAGGCCCGGTTCTAGCTCTTTGACCAGTTGTGAACGTGAAATAGCCATAACTTAATCTCCTTATGCTAGACCGTCAGTGCCAGCACTGAACAAGTGGTTGTTGATTTTAACGATCACGTTAGTGTTCGCTGATGATACATCGCTATTCTCAGGGTCTTGAGAAATGTCGATGGCCTTGAGTGGCAGACCAGCAGTAGTTGCGCCAGTTGTGACATCAATTTCAGTGCGAGAATTACCACTTACGGTACTTCCTGCTGTTGCGTCAACAATGTCGAAATTGCCAAACAAATCAGCTACAGGGAATGCAGCGTCAGCTTGGATTTCGAAAGTCGCACTTGGGTCGTCGATGACATTTGCGAAAATGTCTGTCCCAGTTGCACTTGCAGGCCAATAGTTTGAATAAACAATATTGCCATTTGGGTCTACATATGAACAGCCGTTAAATACGCCCAAAATCAGATTGGTAGCACCTGCTGGAGCACGAGTGATAGTTCCGTTAGTGGCGACTATAACTAAGTCCCCTTGGAAAATACCCGTACCATATCCAGAAGCGATACGATACCGATTTTGTCTCTGCGAGCTAGTGCTCGTTTTGACAGGGCGAAGGCCGAAAGCAGCGTCTTGATTAGACATCTTTACTCTCCTT